TTGATTGCATTGGATCTACAAAATGCTTCTGCATCCCCTACTGATTCAATGAGATCAAGTGTCTGGACATTATTATTGTCAGAAGTATAGTGTCCACCATAAGTGGTAGAAATATAATCTTGAAGAGCTTTGATTGACTCATCTTCTTTATACTTTCTATTGCAATCTTTTTCTATACCAGGTGTTACTGTATTGATATGATGTGCTATTGAGTCATCATTATCAGAAAGTGTGGTAAATGGACCTGGCATCTCACTCACCATATAATCAATTGAATCTGCATACTCATAATCATAATCAGGAGGAATGGAAATAGTAGCAGCAGTGTTACCAAGTCCAGTATTTATTTCTATGTTACCAGTCATAATAGGAAAGTTTTCATCAAGTGTACCGTTGAGAACGTCATGTGCTAAACTCCATGCATTAACCATATTCAAATAGGAAATCATTCACAAGACTTTCTGCTTTTTCTTTCCCAAACTTAGCAGCAAGATATCCTCCCACTGGGTCAAGTTTGGTCATATAAGCATCAAAGTCTTTGTATACACTGGTATCAGTACCAGTGGGTTTCTCTAATTCTATCATATCTTTATACTTAGTCAAGTACTTAACAAACATATCAAGATGCTTATCAACCTCATTAGGTTTGCAGTATCTTACAAAGATGTTATCAGAGAAGTGATTGCCTTTTTCAAAGAAACGGTAATCTTCTGTTGCTACTGGCAATCCCTCTACACGATATGGATATTTCTCTTTAGGATGTTGAAAATCAAAAACAACAATGACCTTCTTTTCATTGAATGCCATTAGATCCATACCAAAACAAGGAAGGTTACTTCCAGTCTTTGGATATGCTATGCAATTGAAGATGTCAACATTCTTACCATCAGAAATATCCACTTGTCTTGATTTAATAAAATGTGGATGTGAATGAGTGATAGCATTGAGATAGGTTCCTTTACCTTCCCAACCTGCCCACAAACCTTCTATCTTCATAGGTAGAATTGATCTGTAAGCACTTATGTAATTTTGCCAAATGGTCATGATGCCCTCCATGCCACATAATATATAAATCCTAACCCCAATAGTATTGCAAAAGGAATAGGAAAGAATGGTAGTACTGTCATTGCATGTATTACCTGAACAAGAACAATACCGTAGAAAATGTACATAATCCACATACCAATCTTATTATGCCTACTCCCACGTTTATACTCTGGTGGATCTAAATTATACTTCCAGATGTCACTGGACATGTATTCATCCTCGTGAATTTTTCTACCCACTAATCTTCCTCCGTTGGAAGATTAAAGTCTGCATCCACCTTGTCATATAGTTCTAAGAAAGATTGTTTTGTTTCATCATCAAATCTGTTTACACAAACTTTGATTGCCTTTGCTTTGTCCTTAAAGATGGAGAAAGCACGAACAATGTGAACCAATCTACGAGTGCTGATGATCTCCTCAATACCACCATCATAAAATGTCTTACGAATGATGTCACCCCAATCTACCAATCTGGAAAGAAAATCAGTATCGGTAATGGCAAGATTAGAAGCAACACCACCAAGTATTTTCTTTTCAATATTAGGTGATGGATAGTCCTGCTCAAATGTTACAGGGAATCTTTCAAGGAATGCTTCGTTGAGCACGTTAGTTCCGATGAATCTTCCATCATCTGATCCTTTACCTTTGGTATTTGCGGTAGCGATGACGTTGAATCCTGCTCTTGGTTTAACGACTTTTCCAATTTTTTTAAGGAAAACACCATTTCCCTCAAGGATGCTCTGAAGGCAGAGAATCTTGTTTGAGGCAAGGTCGATTTCGTCAAGGAGCAAGACTGCACCTCGTTCGAGTGCTTCAATGACTGGGCCATTGTGCCATACGGTTTCACCATTAACAAGACGGAAACCACCAATAAGATCATCCTCATCTGTTTCGATTGTAATATTAACTCTAACAAGTTCTCTATTAAGAGAAGCACATGCTTGCTCTACACTGAAGGTCTTGCCGTTACCTGATAGACCTGTAAGGAATACTGGGTAGAATTGTTTTGATTGAATTATTTTTTTAACATCAGAAAAAGGACCAAACTTAACAAAGGTATCATCCTTTTCAGGTATTAAATTTTCTTGTTGAGATGGTTCCACTGAAGGAGCACTGAAAGATTTTTCAATATTCTCAACTGCTTTTACAGTAACTTCCAAGTTCCACTTACCACGACCAACATTAAACTCTTTAAGTTTTTTGGTAACAGTTTGATAACCAATGTCGTTCATTCTGCAGAATCCTCTTACATCAGCAGCAGTGAATTCAGTTCCATAATTGGACCTCAAACCATCGATGATTTCCTCACGAGTCATTTTAATTTCAAACATAGTGTAGTTCGTTTCAATATACTTATTATAATACAAAAAGGGGGTCATATAACCCCCAGTGGACACTTTATGAACTGTACTTCTTAATACTCTCTTCCCACTCCTTCATACTGCTTTGACACTGACCTTCATTTTCTTTAGGATCAAGTTTATTATATCCCTTCATCTTCTTCCAGTTACTATACAATGCACCTAGTATCCATGACTGAGATAAACTCTTAGGTCCGTTCTCAAGTAATTCAAGATACTTTTTGTTGCTGGTATGTGCTTTATATTCTTCTCTCCAATTAGAATCATCGTACATTTTCAGAACCTCCTTCAAAATCATGAATACTTTCAGAACCACCCGCAGCAAAAGGATTATACTTTGCTGTTGCGATACGATACATCTTTTCATGCATCGTCACAATCTCTTCAGCATCCTTTTCAAAATCAGGTGTTGATTCATGACGTGATGAATAATTATCATTATCAGTTGCAACAGGCATTTTATCTAAAGGATTTTCAAACCAATCATTAGGATCATTATTTTTATATCTTTCGGGCAATGGTTCTAACTTAAAATCATCACCCCTATGAGATCCAACAAAAATGTTTTTGAAATTTCTTTTTAGGGATTTAAAAATGTTCATGTCTTTATCCATAAGTAAATGTTTTTCCTTTAATTTGGGATTGTCCTTCTGGATTTTTACCTTGAGGTTTGAATTTGCCTACACCAATTCTTTTCTTTTTACCCAATCCACCTTTTCTTGTTGCTGATAGTGTACCAGTTTTTTTGGTTTGTGTCAAAACAGAGTCTTGACCATACTTTTTACCAAGTGCCTTCACTGCCTTTTTAAATTTCCTTTTACCTTTTTTACCAGAAGTAACAACGTGACTTCTTTCTTTCACTTTTCTTTCTTTACCATCATCATCTTTCTCAACATACGAACCAGTTACTTTAGTTGCACCAGGTAAACCCTTACCTTTTATATCACGATCTAGTTGTTTCGCTCTTGCTCTATTTTCCTTTGCAGATTTATCACCTCTAGATGCAGACATTGTAGCCATACCACCTTTATCGGACTTACTCTTGATTCTGCTTAAACTGCTCTCATCTAACCGAGAGCAAAACTCTTGAAATGTTATCATGCTACTAAAGAAATAAATTCACTCAGTACCTTTTTATTTAGTTTTTTAACTTTGAGTGACTTAACAAATGCCCTTTTGATTTGTGCTTTTGTTGCATCTTCCTGAACATCAAACTCTGAATCATCCGCAAGATTATCTGCTGACATTGCAATGTATGCATCATAACCAGACTTAGTAATTACACAACTCTTTGTCTTTCTCCAATCATCAAGAAGTTTTTCATTATATGGTTCATGCATCGTAATAAACCTTCTTGCCTCACGAGGACTGACAACACGAATACCAATGAAGTTTACTGTCGGAAATCTATCTTTTAGATTGTAAAGTAAAGTATTGGTATATGTATGCCACCCATAATCAAAGGAATATGTTTTACCAAGTTTGCGATCACGTAATACACAAAGATTAGGATTGATATTACGTGTACCCATATATGGTTTATCTTCCCAACTACGTTCTACTTCTTTATAATATGGAAGATGTCCTGCCTCACCATCAGTCAACACAATACAGTGTGCCTTTTCTAATTTATGTTCTTTCTGGAATTTGGGAAGAAGTTGATGTAAGGTAATTAGAGTTTCATTTAATGGAGTTCCAGATAAACTAACAGCATACGGCACCTGATACCAAGTTTGATGGTGATTACCATAAGCAGCAGACATTCTCCAAACATTAATCATCTGTTTTTCAAGAGTTTTGATATTGACTTTACTAGTGAAAATATTCATTAATGCAAAATCACTATCAACAACAATGTCATTTTCTGTTGGTTCTACATGAGGTGTTAACTTATGAGCATAATCAACATTAGAAGTTCTTGTTCTCCACTCATTAGTAAATGCATAGACCTCAAAGGGAATTTGTACTTTCTTACAGAACCACATAAGGTTGAATAGTTGCTTGCAAGTATCTTGAAGAACATACTGCATAGAACCAGACCAATCAAGAATGAATACTAATCCATGATTTTTACCATCAGGAAGAATAGTTATCTTCTTAAATAGATCTTCATTAAACTTATATGTATGAAGTATAGAAGTGTCAAGAACACCAGTTCTACTAGTTGCAGCACGAGCATATGCTGATGCTGACTTCTTCATTTCAAATTCTTTTACAAGATAGTTAACTTCTTTTTGAGCACTTCTTTTAAATTTGAAAAACTGTTGATCAACATTATCAAAAAGAACTATATCTTTTCTCCAATAATCTGGTCCTCTTTCTTTTAGATTCTCATCAAATTGTGCTTGCTGTGCTGCAAAATCTTCATCCACAAGTTTATGAACATCTTCATTAGATGCTATTATGGTATCAAGATTTACTTCGGGAAGTTCAAGATAAGTATTTTCTACACCATCTGCATTAATAAGATCTTGAAGTTTCTCTGCTAATGATTCAGCAGTTTTGACTTCAGGTTCTTCATCTAAAGTATCGCCATCAACATCATCCCAATTACTATTAGTATCACTGCTATTCCCGTCTTCCATAGAAGAAGAAGTATCATCGTCAGAAGAGGAAGACTCATTATCGTCAGTATCGTCAGCAGAGAGATCCCCACCACCTTTGATACTGTCAAGAGTGTCTTGTTCAAGTTCTTCTTGCTCAGATTTAGAATTGGAATTTTGTTCTTCCTTCTCCTGCTTGCAGTAATTATATAACGCTTTTGCTGCGGATAGGGTGTCATCAAACGTTTCGGCATTTTCTATTAGAGTGATAATCTCCTCTTCAGGAGTTGAAAAAGGTATATTAAGGAACGAACCAATTTTGAAATGTAAATTAGCACGATCAGCAAGATTAAGATCACGAATATCTGCACCATCTAATTCAAAGAAATTCTTCTCATGTAATTCATTATATCCTTTATAGAAAGATTTGGCAATTCCAAGATACTTTCTCTTCATCAACTTTTCAATTCTAGCATCTTCTACCACATTGACAAACTGTTGAGGGACACTATTCATCCAATCCCATTCATCAGGTGTAAAAAGTGCATGTCCTACCTCATGACCAACAAGCATATCATATACTGCATTGCTTGCTTTCTCCCAAAGAGGAAGGATCAATACACGAGTATGAACATTGAATTGTGCAGTTTCAACTTGCTTGTGCTCTACTATGAGATCTTCAGTAGCAAGCAACTTTGCTAGTTGTGACTTGATTTCGAACTTTACTGCCATGCTTTTCCTTTTGTATAT